CGTTTATGTCATTGGGGTTAATTTGTATTCCATATGTCTTAGCTAGTTCTACTGCTGCTTCTGCTGGACCAGACCTAGATACCGTTCCATACTTGGTTGAGTGCCAGTTGCCGTACGCATCGTAGTTACCACCTAAACGTTGTGCCGTAGCAGCATCGAGGAGACCCTCTTTACCTATAGTAGTGTACGTTCCAGATTCTTCACTGGTAAGACTAGCATCATACTGCGGCCCCTCGTACTTTTCTACCATCGTACCGGGAATGTAGCCCTTACCCAACTCTTCAATCGCGTATATTTGTTCTGAGGTAAAGTTACCAAGTGTACCTGTGTACTGTTTACTACCTGCCAAACGACTAACAATTTGACCGTTGAGGTTCATCATGTTACCTCCACCGGTGGCATTAATCGACACGGCATTTTCATATTGTTTCTTGCGATTCAAATCACCAGCCACTGCACCGATAGCTGTCAGAGGCAGTCCTGTTGCAATGCTTGCCGCTCCTAGAATTGCAACTTCTCCGGGTCTTTCTTTAAACTGTTCCGTCGTTAGATTCTTCATGTAGTTAAAAAATCCCGAATCGGACTTATCCATACTTCTTCTTGCAGACTTTGCGTTGTCTCGTACGTAATCACTAGCCATGATATTATTAGCAGTATATGATGGTCCACCTGTGAATGGATTCGTTCCTGCCATCGGATTAAACGCATCTTCTCCACCTACACCGCCTACACCAGCAAGCGTACCCGAACGCGTTGTTCCATCATCTTGAGTGTCGTCATCTTCAATCGGGTCAACCACAGATATGCCCGTACCCAAGGTCTGTTCGTAAAAATCAACGAACTGATTTTCGTATTGATTACGTGTTAGAACTGTTGCCATTCTTTATTACCGCCTCATGATTACTCTTCAATTTGAGGAGAGTTTCCAGTAAAGCCAGCTTCCCCTGCTGACGGAACAACTCCTGTTCCGATTGTGCCATCACCACGCCCTGAATCGTCAACTCTCTGAGGTCCGTCAGGTAATCCACCATCAGGGGCCATTCTTTGTTGTTGATTATTGGGGCTAGTTTTTGCGCCTGCTGCTTGTTGAGCATCTGCCATCAATCCTTGTAACATTTGAGCATACAGTTGAGCCTCGTTTGCATCGTTAACGAGACTTTCGGGGTCAATATCTTGCGATATAGCCAATTCTCTCATCAAGTTTGGTATCTTGATGAACGGAGCCAGCATAGGATTAGCCACAGTTTGCAACAAAGTTGTTAGTCGCTGAGTGCGTACTTCCTTTTGCATAACGGCTGCAGAGCCGCGTGGCTTAATTTCTAAGTCCCCCGTAATATCTTCCACTTTCTCATTGAATTGCATATTCCACTGAAAATAAGATTCGCCCAGTGGCTTGAGAAGATAGTCGTCTACATTTTTAATAACTGTCTTCATGGCAAGGTTTGCTGAACCCATCAACATCGAAAGACCTGATGCGGTTCGTCCTGTGCCAGTTACTCCTGTTTGCCCGTGCATGATGGACGGGATGCCCGTATCTTCGTCAGCAAGCTGTCTGCTAATTTGATACATCTGTATGTTTTCGGGTGCAGTGTTAGGAAACTTCAGACCATTGATTGCTGTACCCGTAACGCCTGATTGACGACGGAATATCTTGCCGGGAAATATGTCCATGTTCTGACCGGGAACGAGGCTGGCCTCGTCTACATCAAATACAAGGTTACCAGCAAGAGCTAGGTTGTCAATCGCCATGCGATAATGTCCGTTCATCAGCTTCTGTGATGCTTCCATGTTCTCCGCTACACCAACACCCCACAACTGATAGGGATTAATTTCAAACGGAAACGCCTGATATGGAATACGAACTGGTGTAAACGGATTCAGCACACAACGAAGGACTTCTTCGCCACATATCCATGCGTTGATTTGTACTTGGTCAAGACCAGAGGCATCGTCAGGCACATCTAATCCCACACTTTGTGCAAAATATGTATCAAGCACACCCCAATATTCAAGAACTTCGTACCGACTTTCCTGATAGTACGCCTCTGTTTCGTCTTCTCGAATAGTATCTTCGTAATACTTATCGTTGTAGTTTGGCCCTTTACTTAAACAAGCGTTAATTGCATCCGCATTGAAGTGAGGACGCATCAACAGTCCACGCATCTGCTGTCGATTCATACGGTGACGTTCAATAACGTACTCGCAATCCTCTATGGATGTTGCAGATGGGTCTGGATGAAAGTCCCAAGCGGATACGGGTTCTATACGTGGAACCATCTTTTCGTATGGCTTGTACGTTCTTTCTCCGTTTTCATCTCGTTCCCAATTGTGAACACGCTTGTAAAAATTAAATGGACCTTTGACTACTCCTGTGCCTAACAAGCACGACTCAAAGATTGCTTTACGTAAAACGTTTACAGCACCCGTATCGAGAAGTTGGTCATGAATACACTTCTCCATAAGACGTGCCATCTCTTTGGCAGGTTCAACCTGTGGTTCGCCCATCTTTGCTGGGCCTTCTTTGAGGTTGGGAAACTCACTGTACTTTGCACCAAACTTAGCTTCCATTGCTCCCGGTTCTAATTCGCGACCGTCACCCGGAAATCCGTAGGGGTCACTAGCTACTTGGTCAAGTGGTGTCTCCATGTGAGCAAACTCAGCAATACCTTCTGGCATTGGAGTTGACTCTACTACGATTGGAAATCGTTTGTTTGCAAACAGTATGTCGATGATTTGTCCGTACGCAGCAAGAACTTTGGTCTTGGTTGTTTTAATAAACACCCTTGACCGCTCAGAATCACGATACTGAGTTGTTGAATCATAGATTCCTCTGAAGTTTTTGTATGCTTGAAGCCAACGCTGCTCGTAAGCGTACCTTGCTTTTTCAGCGTCCTCTAATTTACCACGTACATACCCGGCTAATCCCGGCATGTCTCCTTGGGGGTCAATTACAGATACATCTTCTTCTTGCTCTGGTTGTAGAAAATCTTCGGACATACTCGTTCCTTAATAGTCGCGTTCTTCAGCCATCTTCATTAATGAAGGGTCAACTGCAGTTTTGGTCATCTTCTTTGGCATGTCTTCAGTCAAAACAGCTTGAGCCATTCTGGTGTCAAACTCTAAACCTTCACGGTATAGTTTGTCTGCACCCATCTGGTCATCCACAGATGTTTTGTCTGAGTTCATGATGTAAGATTCACCGAAATTGAAATTGGTCATCATTTTCTCCCGTTTCGATTTACAAATCCACCGGACTGAAATCTTATATTCATGCCTTGTCCGGTTAAGGCACGTGATAATCCTTTGAGCATACCTTCTGATGGAGTTTGCTCCTGAATTTCTTCTGCAAGAGGCACACCTGCTTCTTCTACAATAGCAGTAGATACACCAAGTGGTGTAATAAGTTCTTCACCTACGGCTTTGACTGTAGCCATCGTAGGGTCATCTCCCTTGCGTATGAGTTCTTCTCTTCTAATAGGAATTGAGATACCCGGTACAAGTTCCGTAGCAACAGCTTTTGTAGTTTTTGATGCAAGTGCGCCAGCACCAGCTAATCCAGTGGCTATAGTTGCTGGTATACTCTTCTTTGAAAAGTCTATACCACCTGTACCTTCAGGGATGTTAATACCTTTATCTTTTAACTTTTGTTTTAACTTATCATCAAACCCACTGAACTTTTGTTCTTCAACAGGAGGGGTATCTGAAGTAGAAGAGGTTAACCCTAGCTCCTGTCTCCTCTTTTCGTTTTCTGCTTTTATTTGTGCGCGAGTTACCTGTGCTTGGCTACGCGCTTCAAAAACTTCAGTCTCTGCTTGAATGTTTGCTTTTTCAATTTCTAAGGCACGAGTTTGCGCCTGTGCGCTAAGTTCGTTGAGTTCGCCATCTGTTAGTTTTGTTTGTTGACTAGGACCGGCTAGGTTTGCACCCTCTTCGTATTCAATCTTTGCTTCAGGAGTTGAGTACTTGACAGTAATGCCACCAAAGTGATTTACACCTCTACCGACAAAAAGGCTGTTGACGTTAGGTGCTTTTGTGTTATAAGCATCGTTTCTAACAAACGTATCAGTCATACCTGCAATACGTCTATCAGGAACAGCACCTGTGTAACTTGCTTCTAAAATATCACCTTTGTCATTTACCCCCGCTCCAGCATGACCCATCCACGATTTTACAGCGTCACGAGGATAATCTAATTCTTGCACAAGTTGACGTGCAAGTATCTTACGAAGAACAGAATGACTACCTTGTTTCTTTTCAGGTAAAAACCTTGAAAAGTTTTTTTCTAACTTAGGGCGAATAAGTGCGTTCCACACGCCTTCAATTTTACTTTGTTTAGTATCAAACAGGTCTGCCTGTGTTATATCTGCACCTTCGGGTAGTGTGGACATTCTGCGATTAACAACATCTTCAATAAACTCTGCAAACGGACCTACATATGTTGTAGCAGGTCGTGTTTTGTTTACTGAAACTTTTTCTACGATATTCGCTACACGATTACCATTTTTATCTGTGTAAAAAGAAACGTCGCCTACTTTTATACCATCTTCACCCACGTTAGAATCTAAACGTTGGCCCGTGTACTTTTCATATAGAAGGTAATCGCGAGTGGCTTGGTCAATAACCACTGTCTTAGCTTTACCCGCTTTAGTATAAGTTTGATAACTACTCTGCGAAAGAGCTTCATCATAAATGCGGTCAAGAGCTTCAGACGGAACAAGACCACGCATAGGGTCTTTACCACGAAGCTGCACACCAATAAGTCTAAAATCTTGTGTAGCGATGCCATCACTACCAGAGAGTCTTACATATCTATCGTTTCTGCCACTTTGTCTGTGAAGTGCGGCTAGCTCAGTTTCAAAAGAACCAAACGCACCAAATCTGTGTGAGCCTGTTTTATTATATCTGTAATCAAGGCGTCTTGCAAAGTCTTCAGTATTGTAGACTTCAAAATACGGAGCATCAAGGTCAACACCCTCTTTTTCAAGATTGTTAAGAAGCCCAGTAATGTCTTCTATTTTACTTTTAGTTAGATTACGAGCAAGCGTAGCCTCAAGTGCTTCACGAACGGTGATTGTATTATTTTGTATCTTTGCTTTATAATCTACAGTCTCTTCTGCCACTTCTGCTGTCTCCTCACCTATAAATTCAAGAGGACGAAGCGGGTCCGCATCACTTAGGCGATTTGTATATATGTCTTCATCATCTATGTCGCGCCACCGTGCTAAATTAGGGTCACTGCGTGACGTTGCTAAATAAGTATAGCCAGCAGAAGGATTGTTTAATACGCGAAGAACCTCGTCTCCATCAACTGCTACGCTAGAGGGACGAAGTTCATCTCCTCTGTAAAAATCATAAACGTCCCCACGTTTTTTGATGGTGAGAATATTACCCTGTCTTTGAGAAGGGGCGTAGTCTGAACCCTTTTCATTCTTCATGAATCCAATAACAAGTTCAGGTTTTTCCAAATCCTTTTTAGTTATTGGATTGCTTGCAATGCTGTTTTCTTTTACAAACTTAATATCGTCGTCTTGTGCCATCAGTATCCGAATACTTCATCTTGTACTTGGTGAACCTGATGTTTGATTGCACCTAGTTGTTTGTGTATGGAAGCGTATCCGCTCATCCGTGTCATCAGCATGTAACGCAGTGCGTCGTATGCGTGGTCTTCTGCCTTGGTGTCAACATCCTCACTGTTTGTTTTGGACAGTGGTATGCCTGTAAGTTGTTTGACTATGTTCTGGCAGTTTGAAAAGATACGAAGACGTGGCTCTTCGGTGTACGGGTCATTCGCCAATCGTCTGTGTATTTCCATCTTACCTTGTAATCTGTTGCGGTCAGATGGTGTCCACCGCACTCCCGCTCTCATCATTGTCTCTGCAATAGATGGACCGAAACCTGTTTTGTTCCAGCACGAAGAATCGAGTACGGTGTAGTGAGGTGCAGGGTCAAGCTGCTCTGCTTCTAATATTTTATCAGCCAGTTGCTCTGCTGTCAAGTGCTTGGCGTACAACTCACGGTAGACCCAAATATTATTATCCCAATCAATAGCACCCCAAAGCACACACGAAGGACTCGCGTAACCGTAGTCGGCGGCTCGTATGCGGGGCCAGTTGGTAGGTAATTCGAAAGGCTCGACCACGTGTCGAACACGAGAAAACTCAGGAAAGGCTGCGCCTTCTGCAACATCCCAATCTCCATCTAACAATCGCTTCCGCTCTACTTCAGGCAATGATAGCAGCATTGCTTCATACTGACCATCTTCCATCAGAAAGGGGTTGTCTGTCAACCGTGCCGGTACAAACTTACGATAGAACAGAGGCTGTCCTGCTTTTTCATGAGCAGGGGGATACATGAACTCCTTTTTTGTTTCGATATCAAACGCAGCGAACGGTTTGTTTGGTTCAACGCCATCGATGTATGTTTTCTTTACCCACCAGCCACCGACACCCCCGGGGTTAGCTGTGCAGCGCATGTACAGATGCTGCTGTAGTTCTGGGTCAGTCGTACGAAGACGTGAACGAAGATAATCCCAAACGTACGGCGTGGGATACTGGGTTATTTCGTCGATACCTATCCAGTTGAACGCCTGACCTTGAAAGCGAGTTACGTCCTTGTCTTTGTCTAGGTATGTGAACCAGATGGTGGCTCCTGATGGGAAGTGCCACGTTGACTTTGATTCACGAAACTTTGCACCGGGGAACGCCTTAGTATATAGCTGGCGTGACTTGTCGATAAGTTCAGTTAGTTCGTCCAGAGTCCGACGGAGAAGTAACCCACGGTGATTAGGATTGTGACAATACCGGAGAGGGTCAGCAAGCAAGGCAAAGCTCTTTCCACCCCCTGCTGCACCGCCATATAATACGTCCCGTTCACCAGCGGACAAGAACTGTTCCTGTGGTCCGGGATTAGGTTTGAAAACAACTTCATACTCTTCTACCAAGTCAGAGACTGCAGCCGGTACGTTTTGCAAGTCTCCTTCGTCTATCAATGTGGTCTGTGTGCCGCCTAGAGCCTTCTCTACGCGACTTTGTGACTGTTCGACCTTCCGGGCGTACCGTCGTTTATCTTCGGCAACCTTGGACGCTTTAGCGGCTCTTTTCTTCGCTTGACGTACCTGTTTCTGTGCTGCACGTCTGGCTCGTTCGGCACGAGACAGATTGTAAATAGCTTTCGGTGCGTTCGGGTCTTTTTTTGGTCTACCGCGCTTTTTCGGCGGAGATTCCTGCTGGTCGTCCACGATGTATCCTTCCGCCCATAGCTTTTCCTCTGCCTGAGCGTTCACTTAGATATGCGTACTTACTTGCATCAGTTGCACCCGGTCGTAGATACATATCCCAACGCCGATGCTCTTCATCTGTGAGGTTTGTGATATCCTCAACTGCAAGTTTTCGTATTTCCCGGTCAGTCCGCACCGCGCATGGCCTTTCTGCCGCGTGAACCCTTTTCGGTTATGATTTTCATACCGTCTATGTTTTCGTACTTTTCTTTTTTGCCTTTGTCGCCAGATATCTTATCAAGATAGTAGAGAGCCATAGGCGTAAAGAAACCAGAGCCTACTGGAGACTTTTTAAGTGCATCTATCGGACCTGTTGGTCTGTTATCTTCTCTCAAATCTTCTTTTGTAAGAAGTTTCTTTTTCTTTTTAGCCATCGATTACGACCTCTTCCTTTGGTGGTAGTAGTACAACACCGTGGATGGCCTGTACGTTGTGGTTTATTTGTTCCTGTTTTGCTACGCCTACACGGTTTAACAGTGATTCTGCCGCTCTGAGGCGCAAATCGTCGCCTCTGTCGGGGACGGGGTTGTCTATGGTGTTGACAAGGCGGTTCGCAGCCTTCAGAGCGTTCGTAGCAAGCAGGTTTTTTGTACGTGAAATGATTTCATCGGACAGTGTGTCCTTCAACCAACTGATTGACCCACGGGAATACCCTGCGGAGAGGGCAGCATCGGTTACGTTTCCACCGTTTTCGAACAGGTTGTCGAGAAACGTACGCTGTTGGGGTGTCAACTCACGTTTTTTGTGCTGTTGAGCAAGTAAATTCATCGGTTTTCTCTTGAATAACGAGAGTTGCCGCACTTTTCTAGCCAGAGCTGTCCGTCAATGTAAAAATTTAGGGGTTTTTGTGGGGACATCTGCTAGTGAGATGCAACTCTTCACTGTTATATTAGGTATTTGTACCCCCACTGTC